ATTTTATTGAAATACAAGATAATTCATTCATGGTTAATCAGAGGAACTGTGGTGCCGAAGATGAGCGTCAGATTAAGCGGTGAACATCTTGATTTTTAAGGATATGATTTTGTATTGCACCCCATTGCACCCCATTTAAAAAAAATAGCTTCATTATGTGTCCCACACTGCGACACGAACAAAATTCACAATATTAATTTTAACATAATCTGCAGATTATCTAACTGCAGATTATGACATGTCAAAGTGGCAATCTATTATTGAATTCTATACTTCTCCGGAAGTTGAGATCGTTTCATTTCCGAATAGTAAGATTCAAAACAGTGATCCTGCTTTATTGGTGTTAGAGTTATGTCCAGGATAAATTTAAGCAGCTTAAATCCATAGTGCTCCTGTGACTTTCGATAACAGACTGCTTAAAAAGGTGCTTATATGAAATCAAATGGATTAACGCTATATGATTTAGAAAAGAAATTCCCTAATAGAAATATTGCAATTAGAGATACAGAAGATCAGCTTTTTACTACTCATATAGCATGGAATTGGGGAAATAATTTCGTTTACAACGGTAAAAGGAAAAATTTTTCTGTTGAAAAAATAGAAAACAAAGACCGCTATCAAATACACGTTTTAGTTAAAGAATCAATAGAATGGAATAATTCCAAAATAGATGAAGAAATAGCGAAATTATTAAATGATTAAAATAATCATGGATAAGCTCCAAAATCGTTAAAAATTGGAGCTTAATTCTTGGTTATTCAGACTGGCTGAAGTCCATCATAGTAAACTTGATTTCGATAGCTTCCAGCTCTTCCTTTGTGGCGCAGGCGTTGATCTGCTCCTGATATAAAAATTTCTGCGTATAAAGATTTTCACCATTTTGGGCGCACTCTTTAAGCATAATTTTTAAATCTGCAATAGTGACATTTTTAAAAGAATTATCATAGAGCTTATATTTGATTAAATCTGTTTCTTCGTGAGCCTCTATCAATCCTCTAATATTATCCTGTGCAGTTTTGTCTGCGTTTATTGCATACCCTAAACTAGATGTTAAATACATCTCATCACAATCATTGATTGTATATTTTTGTGAAATTGCTTTAAGCTCTGCTAATTTTTCGGATTTTAATTCATCAAGAGTTTTTTCAGGGATCTCCTCGATAGTCATTACGAAATTGTCAGAGACTACGGTTTTATAGTGTTCACTGTCTGCTGCAGCTAAAGCCTCTAATAAGATTTTAACCTCGTAGTTATGCTTACCCTGTCCGTTAGAGATACAAGTCAGACCTTTCTTGATTGCCTCTGCGCAGGTGGTAGGAATCTTCTCATTAGTCCATTTTGAGCCGTTCCACTTGGTCCAGAAGCCAGCCTTAAAGGTAGGTTCTGTCATAGTGGAATCTGGAGGTACCAGGTAATCATCCCCCATTTTCTGTACTAAGGTTTCATTTAGATAGTAGCCGTTACTGTCAAACTGATATGCAGTTGCTGTGTTAGACATAAGGAGTCTCCTTTATGAATTTGTCAAAAATAAAGATTAAAGAAAAACGTTATACGGTCAGACTCGGTGAGAGTCTGTACCTGAGAGTCTATCCTTCAGGTCATAAGTCTTTTGTGCTTCGTTACAACGTGAGAGGGATAGTTAAAGATGTAACTCTAGGCTTTTATCCGGATCTATCACCGGTTCAAGCTCGACAGCTTGCTCATCTCAAACGAGAAGAACTGAAGATAAAACCATCAAAGGGATTAACTTTCACGGATGCCTTTAAGCTCTGGTGCCAGAAAAAGAAAAACTATATTGTCTCTTACGAGGTTGAGAAACGAAGAATTGAGATTTATCTGCTTCCCAAACTTAAGAAACTTCAACTTGAGCAGATCACAGCTCCACTTGCTCTTAATCTGTTGCTGGCACTCAAAGACCGACCACCAACCTTAAAACGAATACTAATGCGCCTTAATGAGATACTTGATTTAGCCGTCTGTGCCGGACTGCTTGCCAATAATCCATGCAGGAAGTTATCCAGAGTATTTGCGCCGTATACAGTGAAGAATAGACCATATATTCAGGCCAACAGACTTGGTGAGCTGTTTGTACTTCTTAAAGGTCAAAAGCTGGAGTTTCACTGTTTTGTTATATGGGCGGTTTATTCAATGCTCAGACCAATTGAGTGCGTTTCGGTTCGCTGGGCCTGGATTGAAGGAGATACGCTTACCCTCCCTGCCGAGATTATGAAAAAGCGTAGAGTTCACAGAGTCCATTTGTGTCCGGACATTCTCGCTGTCTTAGAACTTGTCCATACAGACAAGCGTAATGCTTATGTGTGGCATTTCACATCAGGAAGTCATGTTCACAAACAGTATCTGTCACGCTTCCTGAATCGGTCAACTTTAAAAGGTCAACTCTGCCATCACGGATTAAGAGCAACCGCTAGGACATGGCTTAAAGATCAAAATATTCCGTTTGAAGTTGCGGAGGATTGCCTTGCTCATGTCTATGGTTCACAAACCGAGAGAGCATACCTTCGTGGAGATTATCTCGAACAACGTAGAGAGATATATCAGAAATGGTTTAAATATATCTTCTCGATGTATTGTGCTGTATGTGCCGAGGATTCCTCCGGAAGTAAGCTTATACAAGCGGTTCACTCGGTAAAAGACTGAAATAAAATATTGTGCTGGGCACAATTAAAAAATCACTTCTTAATGGCGGGTTTTACGTAATTAAGAGGTGATCTCTTTTGTCCAAATGTTACAGGATCTTTTGCTGTGAAAAGGAATAATGTTGGAGAAACAATTTTATGGTCAACAGGTGGAGCATTTTATCAAGATGCGCCAGCAGGTAGTACAAATACTCTTGCTTATAGCGGTACTGGGAATTGGGTTATTAATCATTTTAACGCCAACAACTCCAACGCAGTCTATACCGACAGCGGACACGTCTATCCGCTGTCATGTGCATTGAACTTTATCATTAAGTGCTAACACTTGATAATATAGTTTAAGGCAAGGCTCAATGGGTGGATTGAGCCATTGTCTGTATATGTAGAATTTGCTCGATTAAGCGAAAAATCTGTCTGTCGAAATGCTCCCCATTCGGCATACGCCATTGAGTTATTGTTGCCGATGTCATAAAACGCAGAAAAACAACCGGAAGCGCCACAGTCGCAACCACGTTTAACCCCAAGGGATCCACTTACATTTGGTCCAAATGTTTATGGTGGCTTGGATACTTCAGGAATGGGTGGAATTTTCACTAACCCTGCTCCAAACGCTCCCTACCCACAAGGTGCATTTGCTCCTAGCTTAGGAAACACAGGGTGGGGCTATGTAGGTACTGGCGTTTCTGGTTATGGATTGCAATTTGATGCCTCTCGTGTTTCTTTAGTTTATACCAATAACGGCCACGTTTACCCACTATCTCTAGCTCTTAATTACATAATTAAAGCATAGAGATAGAGGAATTACGTTACCGTTGTCAGTATAAATAGCGTTTGATAGAGAAGCATCTAACCCTACTTGATGCGCTGATGATTGTGTGTCTAGCATCATAGCTCTTTGCGTAACAATGCCTAGCGTAAATGCACCCGTAACGCAAGCTGTTGATCGAGGAATACCGACATGAGGTTCACTTGCAAACGAACCTGTGACATTTGGACCAAATGTTACTGGTTTCCTAAATGCGATTAGAGGTGACACTAGCGGAGCTTTTTATCTCGGAAATATAAATGGTAGATATGCGGGGAACGACAATAATGTAACTGGACTTTATTTCGACGCTTCTCGTTCAAATTCAATTTACACAGATTCAGGGGTAGTCCGCCCTCTAGGTCTAGCACTTAATTATATAATTCGCACATAGGCTCAGAGGTCTGACTCTTCCGTTGTCGGTATAAATAGCATTTGAATTATGGGCATTAAAATCAAAAAACGACCATGAGCCAGAAGCAATCGTTATGGAAAGATCTTGACCCGAAATTGAATTTCTAGCAAATGCTCCATTATAAATATCTAAGCTCGTATAGTTTCGACCTATTTGACCAGTAACATTTGGTCCAAATGTTACAGGTACAGCAAGTCAAGTTTTTAGAAGGGAGTTCTCGGTTATTTCTTCAGGAGTATTTTCGCAAAGCGTTGTAGGAACAGACCGTGCAATCGTTGCCAGTGGTTCTGATGGTGGATACTCATTTTTAAATTTTTCGGCTTTTGATTCAAACTCAACCTACACCGACAATGGCAAAGTGTACCCAGCTTCAGTAGCTTTGAATTACGTCATTAAAATCTAGTGTATAAGGCCCTCAATACCGATGGCCAAATGTAACAAATACTGGCACTCTTGGCGTAGTAGGTCATGGCACTGACGGTGGTGGTGCTTTATATAAGACTACTACCGGTAACACGGGTACTGCTGGTGGTTGTGCTTATACCTATTCATATCTACATTTTAATGCCAATAATTCTAATGCAATCTATACCAACAACGGCAAAGTTTACCCTGCTTCAATCGCTTTGAATTTCATTATCAAGACATAAAACAATTATGTTCGGTAACAGTCTAAAACAAAGACCTCATAACGAGGGCTTATTTGTTTAAGCTTTGATTATGTAATTGAGGGCTAACGATAGCTGGTAAACGTGCCCGTTGTCAGTGTAGATAGCATTTGATGAATTTGCATTAAATGTTAGTGAAGACCAAGCCTCATCACCAGCTTGGAAGATAGCATTTATGTTGAAAGCATTAAGCGAAGAAGCGATTAAAGCTCCATTATTTTGTAGCCCTGTGGAAGCTACATAAGGTTGTGTTGAACCAGTAACATTTGGTAACTGTTCAGGCTGATATCTACCCACCTTTGCAGCAGACATAGCTCCCATTAAAGAACGACCTCTAAAATCAGGAAGCTGAATCGTGGTGGAGCCGTCACCAGGCCCATAGATTGGACCAGAGAAGGTTGCAGGGTCAGCTTCGTACTCAGCCTGTTCAGCAGCGGAACGAACAAAGCCGTTGTCATAAGCGTACTGAGTCAGTTTAGAGTTTGCCGAACGAGAAACAACAGCACTGTTTCCTAACAGCCAGCCATTGTTAATATTATTTGAAATTAAAGGCTTGATATCACCGGTATTAAAACCACACTCTTTAAACTGATCTTGTATTCTCTGATCATACACAGCAAGAACCTGAGCTAAAGTAGCAGGAGTAATTATTTTTTGTTTATTTGCGCCTAATAAAGCCTCAGCCTCAGTTGCCAACTGAGCTATACCCTTTGTTGAAAATGTTGCATCAGGATTTAAAAAGTTGGTATCACCAAAAGTAATATACTGAGGATTACCCTGTGTCAGCTCCATATCGAATGAAACATAAGCCTGAGTAGTTGCAATTTTTGAAATAAGACCAGTCTCGGAACTAACAACAGCAAACAGAATATCTTGATCGGTTACAATGCCAATTGTCTTAACAGTATATGCCTGGTCTCCTGTATCACCAGCACTGACGTGGATTGTATGATCTGAAGTTGCAGTTCCGCTTACTGAGGAGAGAGTTGCAACTATATCAGTAATATCGGATAAAACGGAAGCGGTTGAGGCATTGATGGCAGTTGTAGAAAAAATAACTTTGTTTAAAACAACAGAACCTGTACCAGTCTGCTCTGCATTGATTAAAGCCTGAAGACCTGCATTTGTAACAACAACATTCTGAGCCATTTGTAAAACTCCATTATGAATAAAAATGAGAATAAGCCATGCTACGAGAACCCCCACTAAAACAACTATTGGAGTTCATCTCGTACCACAATGTAGGATTTGTATAAAAATGGGTATAAGTCATCATTCTGACGACTGAAGATAGATCTAATTCTGAATATAGAGGCTGATTAACCAGAACGAGTGTGTATTGAGAACGCACAGGTTTTGCGTAGTTAATTCCGTTGATTAAATCCGCTAACACTTCAGAAGGAACTCTCCTTCCTGTCAATTCCTGATTAACTTTGACAATAAACGTATGGGGAGTGCTTTGAGGTTCTGTTTCGAACCATTCAATAATAGAAGCAGCAGCACCAACCAGGCTCTGGCATACATCTACAATCGCCCCTTTTGTGCCAAGATGAGATTTGGTTTGAATTAAAGTACGAAGAACCTGTCTTTTGGTTTCAATATCCCAGGAATCTCTCCATACATGAGCATGCCATTGAGCGGCTAAATGATCTAAAGTATCACTGCTTAATTCATCAAAACGGTAATAAAAAAGACCATCGTTAAGATGATCTTTTGAATTATCGCCGGCATATAAAGCTTGAGCTGAATGTTTAAATACAGGTTCTTCTTTTATTGATGAAGGAAGGAGAGCAAACAGGAGTGTTTTATCTTCCGATTTATGCATCTTCAGCTCCTCCATATGATATTGTCACATTTGAAGCAGGACATTGAGCTACATGATCTTTATCAATGGTTGTAAAGACAGGCGCTGTTATAACGCAACGTTTTGCGCCAGCATCACGTACCATCTTGATTAGAACATCAGGGTTAATATCACGACCGATTTTACTTTGCTGCCATATTCTTAATATCACGACCGATTTTACTTTGCTGCCATATTCTGTAATTTTCTACAGCCTGTAAAACAGAAGCTGTAATCTGAGATATCTTTGAAATATCATTTGAATCAAGATACCAGGTGATATTGATTGTATAAGTTTCCGCTGTTGGAGAGGTTACAAGCAGATTATCTGTAAGCGGTCTAATATCATCCTGAGAAAGGTAGTCTTTTAATTCGTTAAGGAATGCTGTTTCAGGAAGAGTTCCGTCCGTTAAGAGCGGATGGATATAAACATTTCCTGGATGTTCAGGCAGACCATATATGGAAACATCAATAATCGCACCAGAGAATGATTTTGCATAATACTCATAGCTATCATGAGGACCTGCTACAGAAAATGATTCTGGAGCCAATCTGATGCGTTCTGCGTATGCGGAATCGTCTTCCCTATCTGCACCACCTGATGGCTGTTCTGTATTTGTAACGCTCTCCATCTGAGGCATAGGGTCAACCATGGTGTTGATTGCACCTATAGCTATATCATTTGCAAATGATCCGGTTTCCGAGCAGGTAGCAATTACATCAATATAAAGATTTCCAGCAGGAATCTCGTAATTTTCATTTACCTCAAAAATAGTGGTGCCGTCACTTGCCTTGGTTCCCTGTGGAATTACATAAATTTCGCTTAAAGCCTGTGACAGAGTATATCTTAAAGTTACCGTTGCCCCTTTTGCAGGAATTCTATAGGTATTAACCATAATGCCTAAAGCATCCAGATGATCTCCTTGAGCATAGGTCAGGAGATTCTGTCTTGCTGCAATATTTATATCCTGTCTTAACTGAGTGATTTCTGCAGCTAAAGATAGAAGAAACAATCTAACTGGATCACCGTTAGCCAAGGTTCTTCCTGAAATCTCTTCATATTTAGATATAATCCTCTGCTCGTTTGAGGTCGCATTTACCGTTAAGAAATTCAGCTCCGGCATATCAAAACGAGGTAAAACTTTATCTGTCATTTGTAATAATCTCCACTGTTACTACTGGTGATAAGATGCCATCCATTGCATCAATAGAGTTTTCTTTAAAATCAATGCTCAAAACTCTTACTCTCGGTTCATCTCGTTCAATTGCATCGATAATTTCTGCCTGCCACTGCCCTTTTGCCATTGGCATTGGTAAATCAATATAGGAACCATCTACTCCAAAATCTCTATCAAGCGGGACTGTCCCCTGTATTGTTTTTAGAATTGTGGCGATGTTCTGATAAATTTCCTCTCGCTCATTCTTAGGTGCAAGATTCAGCTTGTTTTCTGTTGTAACAATCAGAGTTGATGACATATTCACCTCAAATCATATTCTTTAAATACTGTAAGAGACTGAATCCCTGAGCTTCTTCCAGCTGAAGAGAAACATCGGCTGCAATGCACAAGCCTATGCCATTGAAATGTTTTTGATCTTCACTGAAACCTGTCAAAACATATTTACCGTAATACTTTGGCCCCAAAAGAAGTCTTTGAGCTTCACCAGATTCGAGCATATCTTTTAAAAGCGGTAAATAAGCTGATGGAGAGGAATTAAGGTAAGAACGAAGCTGTATTTTAAAAGACATTGTGGTTAGAGACGGACCAACATATTCATGTACCGGCTTCTGACCTAACACATCATGAGTAGCATATCTGCTCTGTCTTTGAATCTGTAAATCTTTAAAGGTTGCTACCTGTTCTGTACTACAGGTAAAAGGAATCTTTCCGAAGAAACCTAAAACTCCAAGAAAAGCCATATACGCTCCTAATTTGAGACAATAAAAAAGCCTCTTGGAGTTAACCGCGAGGCTTTTCAGGTAAATTTCAATTATAAAATTAGCTTAAGTGAATGGGAGTACCTTTTCCTAGTTTTTGGATGGCTAATCTACTATTTTCAATAACTTGTTCCGCTTGTGTTTTTAGTTTATCCAATATCCATATATAGGCCGTCTTGTCCTCACGATAGTCAGCCTCAGCATACATTTGAATTCTTCCATCCTTTCGCATTTTTTCTACCTGTTTGAAAGCATTTTTATTTCCAGTAGGATAAACTGCAAAAGTAGCTCCTCCGTGTTTATTAACAACAGAAAATGCAGGAATATCACTTGGTCCATCTGCAATGTATATCATGTTAATAAATTGAATTCGTCTTTGCTCATGAGGCATAGCTGTATTAACATCAATATTTAGCTCTTTGATATTTACCCCTTTGTTTATTTCAAAAAGAGCTCTGGTCTTACTTGTATTATCAATACTATACGCTATATCTGATATTTCAAGTTCACCTTTTTCGTTTTCTGATTCAGCAAACTCACACCCCCATACATTTTTTACATACTTCATAATAGAGGTGCCTTCTATAATCTTTTTTAGCCCCGAACTAACAATATAGTTTTCAAAAATAATACCGTGTTCACGATATTTGTCTTCCTGAGACAATTCACTGATAGTTTTAAAAAGATCTCCTACTCCAGGATAGAAATTTTGTTGTTGCCCATATTTTTTAAGCTTTTCATTATTTAAACCTTTAAACTTTCCTTCACGAACATAGCGCAAAATTTGGTTTAAGTAGAAAGTATCCGCATTAACGTATAAGCCAGAAGCTTCGAGTTCCTTTATCCTATTATTATTCTCTTCCCAAAACTTTTTAGGCTCAATTTTGTAGTCTTCAAATAAGGGCTCCTGCATATAGCCTGAAATAAGAGTTTTATCAAAATCCCACACAGTTGCTATTATATCCGCCATAGTTATTCCTTTTAGATATGAGCTAAGGAGAAACAGTATACACCATCCAGCAAAAGCAATAAGTTATTAGAGAAAAAAATCAGGAACTAGATCTCCTTAAAAAAACACAGTTAATGAGACAATTTTGGAAAGCTGAAACTCGGATTACAATAAAAAACAAAAATAAAAATCAAAAAATTACATCTGTTATTTTTTCAGGTAATGTTAGTATTGCTCTGACATGTATTTTGTCTTTGTCTAGATTTAAGAATTTTCCTACTTGTTTTATTGGATTGCCTAATATAGACAATATGTTATGGAAAGTGACTTTGTTATTTTGAGGAGGTTGCAATAATATTGCAACATCATTCAAAAGTCCCTCACTTTTCTTAACTGCATCTTTGAAATTTAAAAAAACCGTGGGATCTAGCCACAGAAAAACTTTTTTTAATTCTTGAATATCTATTAAGATTTTTTTTACCAAATAGGAAATATTTTTTTCTGAAAATCTTTTAAGAAACAACTTTTGTTCTATAGACAGATCTAATTTAATATACTTGCTTATAACAGAACATAATTCGTCAAAGTCAACATCTTCATCAGAATGAAGCTTCTGACACTTTACAAGGATTTTGCGAAATTCGATATTATCGTTAAAGTCAATCTGTTGTCCCAATATAGGAGATTTATTGTTATTTAGTTCTACGTATAGCCAATATAAAATTGAACAAAGAGAATGGATATCTGCTACAAGTTCTTCACAACAGGCTTCTTTTGCCTTATCAAGTTTCCTTTTACTTTTAAAATCAACATAGAAAGCTATCGCACTCGCAGAAATTGTGCTACAAGCTACAGAAATAAAAGCATTACTTAACGACCTTGACTCTACATACAAGTTAGAAAAAACTACAACAGCAACAGAAACAATAAGCCAAACAAACCAAGAAAATAGAATTCCATTTATGATATTCTTTAATTTACTCATGATTAACAATATTCTAGATAAACAGAGGGTTAAAACATCCAGCCAATCGTATAATAGAAGATATCGAAACCGCCCTGAAGAAGAGGAAAGAAAGTATTTATAAAAATTTCTGCCAAAAGGCTGTGACGTTGAGTATACCATTCTCCGTATACAAGATAAGTATGTACAACGCCAATCAGCCACAAAAGCGATAAAGGCATGATTAAAAATAAAAAGATTTTCTTTAACATTTTAATCGTCGTACTCAAATTCAAAGGTCACTGGTTCAAAATCTTCAACTTTATGTAAATTAGATTTTACATAAAAGTCCTTTCCTTTATTATAGTTTCTTTTAAAGGCTCTAAAGTGTTCATTTTTTAATAACTTGTAATTGATATCATAAGAGAAGTTTGTCAAAGCAAAATCCTTATTTTTATACGACCAGTAACGATAGCCTTGTTCATTTTGGAATTGAAATTCATCAAATGCTCCCAGATATATTTCTTCAACTGTAACACGGTATTTATAATCTTCAAGCTGCTGGATTTTCCCCTTTGGCAGAGCATAGAGCATAAAAGAGGCTAGACAAACATACGGTCCCTCAGCTGTAACATAATTGTATCGTAGGCTATCTTTTACTGTTCTACTGTTACAATATATTGGACTGTTATTATTGAACGACTCTCTGCAATCAAATTCAGTTTGTCCAAGATAATATTTTATTATTTCTTCTGTAAAATGATTTTGTGCAGCCTCATTTAATGCAGACTGTTCAAGGTCATCGTGAAAATATCTAATTCCTTCATAGGAAATCAGCCAATCGTAATCGATTATGAAAGCAGGCTCGCTTGTATCTAATTCTCCTGCTTCATTTGCCAACCATCTCTCAAACATTTGAGATAAATATCCCCACCCCTGAGAATCAATCTCAGTTGAAGACTGATTAGCCATATTTTTGGAAATTTCAGGAAGGCTTAAAATAGTTTTATCTGGATTATCCGTAGTATCTTGAGCGCTATTCCATAAGGTTGTTTTTACAACTTCTGCTTGTATTTCATTTTCACCAACAGGCCCGCCCCCATTTCCCACATTAACATTTGGAGAGCCTACAGCTACAGAACCACCACAGGTAACAGGGTCGCCTACACGACCACAAGCCTGACCGTTAATAAATACGTGAGGAGCACCTGCGGCAATATTTCCAACATGAGGTACATGTGCAGGACAACCGTGAGGGTTATAGGGGTCACCTACGCGCCCTGTAGGTATTCCATTGGTAAACACATCAGAAGAACCACTCGCTAACGCTATAGGAGGGCAGTCATCATGGCCTGTATTGTTATCCCCTACTCTTGTAACAGCTGGCATATATACTCCTAGTTAATATTAACAGTAGCACCCTGTATAGTTACAGTTCCTCCTGCTTTTAGGGTAATGTCTCCAGGTGCAATAATACTTACATTACTTCTATCGGCATGAATTAGAGTATTTTCTAACTTAGCATCAAGCTCATGTGTTGCTCTGTTGTAGCTGATGGTGGTTCCGTCTTTAAACTTCACTCTTCTGATTTCAGGATTATCACATGGAGGTTTAACCTCTCCTGCATACCAGGAACCAAGGATAAAACCATCCTCAATCCCATCTGGAAGAAATAAACAAAGTACATCCTCATTGATATCAGGCATATGATAATCACTGTTATCGTAGGTATTAGGAACAATAATTGGCAAGTCGTAACTTACATTATGACCTTCATCCTCAAAGACAATTCTTGCAGTATGATCTTTAGGGTTAATGCTCGATACTGTTCCAATACGAATACATTTTCTGAGAGTATTGAGAACTTCATTTGCTTTTTCTTCGCCGTAAATACTCATGCTAATACTTCTCGTTAACACGTCTTAAATCAACGCTGGTTGTATATCCAGAATTACTGATTGAATGATTAGCTGATTCTATGATGAAATTTCCATCGAAAGATCCAAATCCAAGCAACTTGATTACGGAACCAGCACACAAAATCGGATCACCAATTACGCTCAAAGATCCGGTAGTTTGTCTTAAATTCAGTTCTCTAAGCTTTGCTTTTGCCATTCGCTCAGCTTCTGCAGATGAGGTTGCCCTCTTTTTAAGGATGTAACACTGTCCGCTTTCCTCGACAGATTCATCAACATAGGTATATTCGTTATCTTCTGTCTTTGTGGACTGAGTTCCTTTCTTTGGATTATCTCCCTTGTATAAATCAGCGGTTGCAGACTGATTATTGTTTGCAACTGCACTGGTTCTGGTTTTTGCTTTAATATTTCTCCATGTAACAGTACAGGAACGGTAGCGCTGAGACTGCTGAGACTGAAAAGACCATGAAAGAATAGGACTTTCTCCAAGTACAAAAGTCTTAACAGGAGTTTTGTTTTCGTAACTCTTCTGGTCAAATATAACCAGCTTTTCAGCACTGACTTTTACACTTAAGCCCGCATCTTTACACAGTCTCTGTAGAAATGCTAAATCAGACTCGGACTTTTGTTCAGTTCGGTCGTACTTCGGATCATCTTCACAGTCCCAGAAGAACTCAAGATTTGATTCTGATGCTATCTGACCAGCTATCGTTTGAAGTGTTGCAGTCTCAAAACTGCGGTTCTTCTGGGTACGTCTGATAGTATTATCAAGAGGAATGCTTACCGCGCTGAATTCAAACACTCGAGGAGAGCCGGATGTTCTTAATGAGTCAATCATCATCTTGCCCGTTTCAAGAGCACCTCTACTCTCTGTGGCTATTACCATCCTTACACTGGCCCCACGTTCAGGAGACCAGGAACCGGCCCACTTGCCAGTCTCATCTTTTAGAGTAACAGTCATCTCATCAGCTTCATCTTCTGCTTTATCTGTATAGGATACCTGCAGAAGGTCAGCATAAACATCCTGTGTAATTTCAGTCTGTTCATAAAAGACTTTTGCTACTGTTTTTAAAACATTTGCTATCGTTTCCATGGAGGTAAAAGCTCTGGGTTGATTGTTTGAGGAGTGGTATCTGAATCTGGAATCACTAAGGTAATTCCAGAAGGAAAAATCGCATAATGAGAATAAGCAGGATTAGCCTCAATCAGCTTACTCATCTGATATTCACTGCCCATTTGAGCGTATGCGATTTTATCAAAGGTATCTCCCTGCACAGTAACGTAATTTTTGCTCATTAAAAGAAACCTCAAAATAAACTATACTTACAGAAAAGAGGAAGAGATATGGAAAAACTACAGCAAGCCTATTACGGCTATGAGTTTAAGAAAAAATCTTACGAAGAATACAAGCAAGATTTGAAAATTCAAGAACTCAAAAAACTCCTAAAACAAAGGCTTGGTAATATTTTTGAATATTACCTGCCAGGAATTTTAGGTTTTTCATTTCTCGTTTTTATTCTTGTAGGTTCTTATATTCTTGCCTGTATCTGTCCTTAACTGTTCTATGAATAGTTAAGTCTTGCTCTGTCAGAAAACAGTCTCTCAAGGTCACGTTTCAATGACTGACCGCCTTCATTTAAAGCTCTCATAACATCTGCATAAGGATCACCGTTTCCACCTGAAATGTTAATTACAGGCGCGAAAGTAATATTTACTGCAGATGTGTTTCCAGAAGAATTACCACCAAGCATAGCTTCAAGTTTTGATAATGGAAGAATAGCCTCATTCTCCCTTCCCTCGCCAACAAGAGCAAGAGTCGGAGCTGTTGCAATACCGCCATTTGCTAAGGCAGGAACTTCTGGAATGTTTAAACTGAAATTCTTTCCACCTATTCCTGGCACCCAGTCAGGAACAGAAAAACTTAAAGCATTTAGTGCGCTTACCGCCTTATTGATTAGAAAAATTACACCGTTTACAGGAGCTTTGGCGACTTCCTTTATTCCGGAGAAAACAGTTCCAAAAATATTAACTGCATTCTCCCAGGCTTTCCCCCATTCCCCTGAAAAGATGTTTTTTACAAAATCAATAATATTACTGAAGACAGACTTTAAGCCATCCCATATAGAGATAATTCTTTTTACTACAGATGTAACAATACCTGCAATTGCAGGGAATTTCTCTTCAAAAGCAGACCAGAGACCTGTTAGTTTTTCCTTAATGGTATCCCAGTTCTTATACAAAAGAACCCCAATAGCAATTAGGGCAACTATACCGGCTATAACCCATGTAATTGGATTGGCAAGCATAGCCATATTAAGTCCCAGCATTGCGGTCTTAACTATAGTAAATACTTTGTACAGTTTCAGAAGAGTACCGACAAAAGACATTACTATATAACCAGTACCGCCAATCAGCAGGTTAAATGCACCTAAAACAGAAAGGATTGTACCTAATGAAGCAGCACCAATTCCCAGCCATTTAACAAGAGTCTTATGTTCTTTTGTAAAATTACCGACCCATGTAACACCACTTGCCACAGTCTGTACGACCGTTCTCATCGTTGGCTGTAATGCCTCGAATGCTCTAATGGCACTATAGGAAATCGCAGAGCCTAATCCCTTAAAATCACCATCAAGATTGTTAATCATCTTTCCGGCCATTTCAGCTGCTTTTCCTGAATCACTCATAGAAGCAATTAAATCAGGAAGAGCACCATTAGAGATACTTTCCAGAAGCTTGCCCGTCTCAACCATGTTCTTGGAGCCAAAAATCTTGGTGAGCTGAGCATTGCGAGCTTCTTTTGGCATCTTCTGTAATATGGCAGAGAGATCAGTCATAATCTCCATGGTGGACTTCTGTTCTCCGTTTGCCTTCAGAGAAGAAAGTCCTAATTCATGAAGAGCTTTAGACTGCGCTGAAGTAGGAGCCATTAAGGAGATCATAGTCTTCTTAAGACCTTCAGCACCAAGGCCGACCTTATCCATAGCTACAGCCATTGCTGCAGACTCTTCAAAGCTTAATCCCATCTGACTTAACGCAGGACCAACAGCACCGAGTTTTTCAGATAATTGATCTGCAGATAATCCACTCTTGGACATAGCAACAGCAAGAACATCACTTAATCTTGCAGAATCATTGGCACCAAGACCAAAAGCCTTCATGGATTTTAAGGCAAAATCTGAAGCTTCAGCAAAATCCTTGCCGGTAATCATAGCCAGATTGGCCATGGCATCCATAGCCTTGCTTGATTCTTCAACACTGTAGCCGGCACGTACAAATTTTTCTATACCGGTTGCAGCCTGATCTGCAGAAAGAATGGTATCTCTACCTAAAAGGATTGCCCTTTCCTGTACTTTTGCCAGCTGTTCTGCGGTGAGATTAGTTGTAGCTCCAAGAGAGGACATTGATTTTTCAAGTTCAAGGCCCGGCTGTAAAGCTTTAGTTAAGGCCATGCCCATGCCAACAACACCGGCAATCTGAGCGCCACCTGAAGCCATCTGTCCCGAGAACCCTGTCTGAGCTTTCTGAACAGAAGATATTGCATTCTGTAATTTCTGCGCACGGGTAGCTTTAGCTACAGCTGTAGCCAACTGCTGTTCTTCCATACGTAAGGCTTTTATAGACTTACCAGTCATTCCAGTTGAGGCATTTAGAGCAGTAAGAGAAGCTTTCTGTTTCTGGTATGCAGCTGTCGCTTTGTCTGATGCAAGCTTAGCCTTGTTGTATTCAGCTTTTAATTTAGCACTTGCTCCTTTAGAAGCTTCCATTTGAGCAGATAAAGCACGTACCGCCTGCTGTGCCTTAGCATAAGCCTGAGCTGCCTGTAAGGTAGCCTGTCTCTGCTTCATTACTCTGTCTAAATCGTACTGA